AGAAGAAACGGTGGATATATTGGTAAAAAAAAAGTTCCATCTTCTAATAATGGAGAAGGCGGAATTTGGTCAATAAGTGATAATCAACAATATCAAAGATCAGGTGAATGGCCATTACAACCTATATCAGGAGTAACAATACTACTAACTGGTGGCGGCGGTGGTGGTCAAACAGGCCATAGTCCTGGAGGTAGAGGTGGATCTGTTGAAGAATATACAGGACAAGAATTAGTCCCAGGCATTTCTTATAGTATAGGTGTTGGAGGCGGCGGAGGCGGAAGTCCTCGTGGCCCAAGTGGTGCTTCAGGTGGAACAGGAGGTCAATCTACTTTTTCTGGTCCAGGTATTTCTACGCTATCTGCTTCTGGAGGAACAGGTAATGGTTCTGCTGGAGATGGTGGTAATAATCCTAATCAAGGACGACAAGGTGGTCCAGGTCAACAAACTACTATTCGAGGCACTAATGAATACTTTGGTGGTGGTGGAGGTATTGCAGGTGGAAACGGATACGAACAATCACCAGGTGGACCAGGAGGTCCAGGTGGTGGTGGATATGGTTCACGTTGTTGCGGACAACCAGGACAATCTGGAACTAATGGTCTCGGCGGTGCTGGTGGCGGTGGTGGTATTCAATGGTGCGGATCTGTTTATTGTGAAGCTTATGGTGGTGGAACAGGAAACGTAATAGTTTCATACCCTGGAACAACACAAATATGGACAGGTGGAACCGTTACCCAAACAGGTGGACGTACTATTCATTATTTTACTGGAACTAGTACATTGGTTGGATAAAGATTATGATAAAAAATGGAAGAATTAAAGAATTATTGTAAAATAGATAAAGAAACTAATGTTGTCGTTGATGTTTTACATAGTGATGGAAAAAATATAAAAGAATTAGAATTAAAAAATGATAAATATATGTACAAACAATCATTTGAGCATTCTTATGATGACAACAATAATTTACTACCTAATCCTAGAAAGGCACCTGGTGGAGTAGGTCAATTATATGATCCTATAAATGATGGATTTATTCCTAATAATAATTTTCCATCTTGGACATTTAATAAAAAAACTTGGAGTTGGGAACCTCCTGTTGAAGTGCCTGAAGATGATATGCAATGCACAGATACGGAATGTAAATGTAAAGTTTGGAATGAAGAAGAACAACAATGGGTTAATTTAAAAAGAGAGTAAGAATGGCAAAATACGCAAAAATAAATAATAATAATTTAGTTGTAAATATAATAGAATCAAATGCTGATTTTATTGCCTCTTTAGCTGGTGATGGTTACACTTATAAAGAATCATTTGAACATTCTTATGACGCAAATAATATTTTAGAAACTAATCCAAGAAAAGTTCCTGCTGGTGTAGGAATGACATATGATCCAGTTGCTGACGGATTTATTCCAGAATCTCCATACGGTTCTTGGACTTGGAATGCTACCACTTGGGATTGGGAACCACCTGTACCTAGACCAGAAGCAGTTGAAACTATAGATGATACAGCAGGTACAATTACTTCAGTATTTTGGAATGAAGCTGAAGGAGAATGGCAAAAAATTGTGAGAAATATACCTAGTTAATTTTAATTTTTTTATTTTATGAAAATTAGTGATATAGCAAATCTTTTAGTAAATCATATAAAAGATCCTCTAACAACAAAAGAAGAATATAAACAAAGACACGATATTTGTAAATCGTGTGAGCATTATAGAAAATTTGAAAAATTTGATACACATTATTGTAATGATTGTAAATGTGTTATTGAATTAAAAGCGAGGGTAAGATATTTTAAATGTCCACTTGATAAGTGGCCTGAATTAGATTAACTTTTTAAAACATTATATATATACATTATGAATACACATTGGGAATTGAAACAAAAAAAAGTTGAATCATATGTTTGGTATGATAATCTTTTTAATGATGATGAATTAAAACAAATACAAGTACAATCAACAAAAAAAGATTATTCTACAGTTAATAAAACAGGTCTAGGTGCTGAAAATAGAGTAGATAAAAAGTATAGACATAGTGATACATATTTTTTAAATTCAGATAATACACACAATCACTGGATATTTGAAAGAATTTCTAATTTAGTACATCAAGCAAATAAAGAATGGTATAATTTTGAATTAGATCATTTAGAAAATTTACAATATACTATTTACAAATCAAAACAAAAACAATTTTATAAAGCTCACGTTGATACTATCTTAAATCATTTTGATAATAACGTTAGAAAATTAAGTTTTTCTTTATTGTTAAATGATGATTTTAATGGAGGTGATTTAAATTTTTATTATACGTCTGAACCAATGACAGTAGAAAAAAAGAAAGGAAGAATTTATTTTTTTCCTTCGTATGTTTTACACGAAGTTTCTCCAGTAACAAAAGGTACTAGAAATAGTTTAGTAGGATGGGTGAAAGGACCTCATTTTGTATAATGTCTTATGATATAAAAGAATTAGTTTGGGAAGAACATAAAAATGCCGAAAGGCAAGAGTTTGTAAAAATATTAATGTCAGGTGAAATTGATTCTGAATTATATGCTACTTATCTATACAATCAATTACAATGTTATGTTGAATTAGAAAAATGGGCAAATCATAACGGTCTATTCAGACAAACGCCAGGATTACAAAGAGCAGAAAATATACACAAAGATTATACAAAGTTATGGACTAAAGAAGAAAAACCTGTAATTACTCAAAGTACAAAAGAATACGTAGAACATATTAACACAATTACAGATGATCCTGAAAAGTTATATGCACACATTTATGTAAGACATTTAGGTGATTTATCAGGAGGTCAAATGATTGCTAAAAAAGTACCTGCAAAAAAATATTATGATTTTGGTGCAAATGGTAAAGAATGGAAAAGAATAGTAAAAGAAATAATTAATAATTATCTTAACGCATATGAAAAGAATGTAGTGCCAGAGGCAAAACTATGTTTTAATTTTGCAACAAGATTATTTGGAGAAATGAATGATTTGGGAAAAACTAATTAAGTGTAAAGACGAAATTGTTGCCACTTTAAATGTAAACTGTGAAGAATACATTGAAGAAGGTATGACACGATTTAATAACGCAGATTACGGTTGGGTTAATCGTACTTGGAAAAATAAAAATATAAGACGAGCACACGTAGATGTTGTTGATGTAAGACATACAAAAAAACTTTGGATGATGCACGTTTGTTTATTTCCAGAGTTAACAAACGGTGGACCTATTTACGGATTTGATATTATTGCAGGAGAAAAAAAAGTAACTGGTGCATTCCACGATTTTTCTCCACTTCTTAAAAAAGAACATCCATTAACACGTTGGTTTTTAGAAGAAACTAAATGGTTTAAACCGAGTAAAGAGAGAGAATTACCAGATTGGGCAAAGGCTATCTTTAGTGGAGGTATGATAGCCGCTGGTAATGTTACTGAAGAAAAAGAATTAAATCAAATATGTACTTTAGCAGTATCAAATTTAAATTCATATATTGATAAAATAGGTGATTTTAACGGTGATTCTGATAGAGATGAAGTCATAAAGGCACAAAATTATTATTGCGAACATCAACAAAAAAACCCACATACGCCAAGAGTTATGCAATCACTTGGGTTACCTGAAGACGATATTAAAGTCTTTTGTAGTGATAATCTCTTTCCTATCATTAAATAATTCTTATAAATAGTAGTAAAATAAGGATTTAAAATGGCAGAACCAGCAACAAGAGAAACGTTAAAACAGTATGCTTTAAGAGCATTAGGTAAGCCAGTCATTGAGATTAACGTAGATGACGACCAATTAGAAGATAGAATTGACGAGGCAGTACAGTATTTTCAACAGTATCATTATGATGGTATTAGAAGAACATATTTAAAGTACAAATTAACTGCTGCTGACAAAACTCGTTTAGCAGCTATCAATGGTTCAACTGAAACTGCCACAGATAGTGTATCAGGTAATTCATCAACTTGGTATGAAGATAATAATTATCTTGTTGTACCGTCTAGTATTATTTCAGTAATTAATATATTTCCATTTTCAGACAAAGGTAATTTAAACTTATTTGATGTAAGATACCAATTAAGATTAAATGACTTGTATGATTTTTCTTCTACGTCTGTAATTAATTATGATATTGTATTAAGACATTTAGACTTTTTAGATCACATATTAGTCGGTGAAAAACCATTAAGATTTAATCAACACGATAATAGATTATACATTGATATGGATTGGACTAACGATTTACAAACAGATGAGTACCTTGTTATTGAGGCATATCGTAAGTTAGATCCTTCTGCTTATACGGATGTATGGAATGACATTTATTTAAAAAGATACACAACCGCTTTATTTAAAAAACAATGGGGTGCTAATCTATCTAAATTTAACGGTGTTGCAATGGTCGGTGGTGTTACATTAAACGGTCAACAAATATATTCAGAAGCACTACAAGATATTGAAAAATTAGAAAACGAAATTAGAACAACATTTGAATTAAATCCTGCAATGATGATAGGATAATGCTATGCCAATTAATCATTACTTTCAAGGTGGCAACGGCATCGGTAACCAAAACGAAAAAAGACTTTACGAAGATTTAATTGTTGAAGGTCTTAAAATCTACGGCCACGATGTCTATTATCTACCACGTACTTTAGTCAATAGAGATTTAATCTTAGGAGAAGATACAACTTCTCGTTTTGATGATTCTTGGTTGATTGAAATGTACATTGAATCAACTGAAGGATTTGCTGGTTCACAAGAATTAATATCTAAATTTGGATTAGAGATTAGAGAAGACA